AACAGGTCAGCCAGTCGACCGAGCCGGTCCTTGGGTGTGAGGGCTGCGTCGGCTGCGGCTTGGAGCTGGTCACCGAGGCTCACAGGAGCAGACCCCTCGACGATGTCGGCGCAGGCTGTCGTCACCGATCCGGTGTCCGAGTGAACGCAACGTCCTGCCGATCACCACCGTGGTGATGGTCGGCTCTTTGAATGCGGCAATCAGGTCGACGGCATCGCTCGGGCTCAACGCCTCGAGGACGGCAGCCACGGTGCATTTGCTGTTGGGGCGTGTCGACTGTTGCGCGGCTTGGATGGCGGCGAGGAGACCGCCGGTGCTGCTCAGATGCCACCATCCGGGTCGGGGCCAGCGATCCGTGCCAGCACAGATTCGACGGTGCGCAGTGCTGCGGCACCGCCGGCGATCATGGCGCCGACAAGGACGGCTTGTGCGCCTCGCATGTCGCTTGGGATTTGGCCGAGGGTTGCGCCTGCAAGGAAGGCTCGCAGGAACGACAACGCGATGCGCGCCAGCTCTGGCTTCAAGTTGTTCATGGTGTCCCCCTGGTGTGCTAGGCGACGTCGGAGTTGCCGCCGGTGTTGTGTCTTGGGTGCAGGATCACGTTGTGGTGCTGTCCACCGTTGATGTGGTCGTCGAGTCGGTTGGCGACGTCACGCACCCCTTGGTTGGTGAGGTCAACTTTGGTTTCGACTCGGGCTAATGCTTCGCCGACGGTGCCGTGTTGGGCGCGGTTTTCGTTGCGTACCTTGCGCATCGACAGGGCGAGCTTGACCATGCCACCGAACACGATCCCGGCGAGGCTGCAAATGGCGATGATGGCGTCGTTGATGTTGGCGGCGGCGATCATGCGACGAGGTCGCTTTCGTCGTCGCCGGGCAGATCGAACACTGGGAGCGGATGGTGTTTCTTCGGGTTGTAGCGGCTGCGCCCGTTGGGGATCTCGACCGGCTGGACATGCCACGGTTCGTTGTTGACTTTGGCGAAGTGGCGTAGTCCGAACTTGCCGCAGTTGGCGTTCATCCACCGCAGGTCGCCAATCAGGTCAGCTGCCAAACACTTGCCGTCGGGGGTGGTGTCCTCGTGGTACGACAGGCCGGGTGGCGCCATGTGGGCGCGACCCTTCTTGAGGGCATAACGCTTCCCGTTATATCGGCAGCACCCGCCGAGGGTGACGACCTGATGGCGGTCGAGGAACCCGGCGAGCTGTGTTGCTGATGATCGGCGGGCCCCACCGATCCCAAGGCTTTTGCTGACCTGCGCAGCGTGTTCCATCATCGCGAACACCCGACGACGGAACTCGGGGTCCATGCCGGCGACGACAGGTTGACGAGCGATCTGCTCGAGGGTGAGTTTCTTGCCTCGATAGCCGAACGGGTAGAGGGTCACCTGGACTCCTTAGCTGTACCAGCCGTTCCTGCCGTCGTTGAGCGACGCCAAACGGTCGAACCAGTCGTCGTACTGTCGAGCACAACGGTCAATGCCACACAGGTCGATGGCAAGGTCACGCCACGAAATGCCACGGGTTTGCCCGGCAAGGTGGACAGCGTCAACAGCGTCGGACAAAGATCGGTAGCGGTAGGCGCGTGGGAGTGTTTCGACAAACACCCCATAGTCGGGGGCGACAACACCGACACCGGACATCATCGCCTCGGCATGCACACCTTCCCATGGGCCGATATACAAGGTTGGGCAGATCAGGACTTGCGCACCAGCGAACAGGTCGCGCCGTTTCTGCCCGGTCACCGACCCGACATAGGAAACGTCGCCTTCGATCACAGTCTTGTCGGTGCAAACGATCCGACCGGGTTCTGCCTGGGCGACACCTGCGCCGGCGGTCACGAGCCGCAGCCCTGCAGCGTTCGCGATCTGTGCCGCAACATGCGGGCCTTTGCGGGCGATGTGCCGGCCGACGAACAGGGCGTACCCGCCTGACGGGCCGATGTCCCAGTCGTCAGGGTCGACAGCGTTCGGGATGACGATGTCGAACGCTCGGCCGTCACCGATCCCGCAAGCGCCGTACCGGTTGTGCATCCAGGCGTACGACTCGAAACAGGCGAACGTGTTGTGCGCTAGCCCTTCGTAGCCGACACCGGGTTCGATCCTGATGTGATTCGGGAACGAGTCGAACACTTGTTGATGGATCGATCCGACGAGACCGGCAATGATGTCGCCGGGCTGGAGCCGTGCCCGTATCTCGCTGATCGCCTTGGCATGGAAGGTTTGCCAGTACTCGAGGTGCGGATCCCAGGCGACTTTCGGTAGCTCGGTTGCGCACCATGTCCCGAAGTGTCTGAGCTGTTCGTCGTGGCTGAGGAGGCTGACGTCAGCTCGGTTGCCACCCCAGTAGACGGTGACGTCATGACCGGATTGCCGCCACATCCGCACGGTGCGTACCGCTTTCGCAGTGAACGCGCATGACGAATACTGGTGAGCGTCGAACTCGGTGTGGGGCAGGCCGACAAGGTGAATCATTCGACTGCTGGTTCGGTGTCCTTGACGGCTTGCTGATCCCACCCGATGCACTCGCCGGTGTCAGCGTTGAAGACATGCCAGACACGCATCCCGTCGATGACCCCGAGGTCTTCGCGTCGGACGTTCACCGGATTGCTCATGAGATTCTCCCCCACAACATGGCCCCACCGGTTGTCGGCGACAGAGACGTGCCGAGGTCGGTTCCGCTCACAACGCCGACGGTTTGTGGTGGTATGCGGCTGAGAGAAGCAAGCGTCGTGTTTATGCCCGCCCAGACTGCTCCGGTGGTGCCAACCTGCACGATCGCTGCGGCGTAACGGGTTCCTGCGACGAGGTTGTATGAGGCCGGGTAGCCACCAGCCGTGTCGAACGAGCGAGTGTAGAAAGTTGAGGTCAAGCCACCGATAGTCGTGTCGTTAGCGGTGCGAGCAACGAGCGTGAGCGTCGGCGTCGAAAGTGTGGTTGCGTTAGCCGGAGTCTCGGACACTGTGTACAGTCCGAATCTTGCCAACGTGAGGCCACTAGACGCTGTTGTTGTTGTGGCAAACGTGATCTGTGTGGCAGTTATGTCGTACAGCGGTGTAAAGAACAATAGGTAGATGTTGTTCGTGCCGATCCCCACGTTCTGAATGATGGACGTGCGGGGGATGAAGTCCCACGACTTGTAGGTTCCGGTTAGTTGGTTCTGTTGCTGAGAGATGAGGGTGTAGTCGGTTGGTCCGGTGGCACCAGTGGCCCCCGTCGCGCCGGTCGCACCAGTCGGGCCGACTGGCCCGGTAGCACCCGTCGCGCCGACAGGGCCTGTTGCGCCGGTCAAACCCGTTGCACCCGTCGCGCCGACAGGGCCTGTGGCACCGGTCGCTCCGGTGGGGCCGATCAGGTTGACGCCAGCAGGCCATACCCCGCCGGCTTTGGGGCCGAAGATCTTGCTCGAGGTGGTGTTGACGTAGAAGTCGCCGTTGTTGCCTTCGGTTGTCGGGTCAACGGTGCCGCTCAATACCGTCGAGCCTGACGGGCCGGTTGCACCGGTGGCACCGACGGGGCCTGTGGCGCCGGTCAGACCTGTTGCGCCCGCGGGGCCTGTTGCACCTGCGGGGCCTGTTGCACCGGTTGGTCCTGGCACTGTTGAGTCGGCGCCGGCAGGACCGGTTGCACCAGTCAAGCCAGTTGCACCCGTTGCGCCTACCGGGCCGGTGGCGCCGACTGGGCCTGTGGCGCCGGTGTCGCCTTGGATGCCTTGCGGACCTGTTGCACCGACCGCACCCGTCGCGCCTGCAGGGCCAGTCGCACCAACGTCACCGGCAACACCTTGCGGACCTGTAGCCCCGACAGCACCCGTTGCACCGACGGCACCGGTGGGGCCGGTGTCGCCTTGAATGCCCTGTGGGCCAGTGGCGCCGACAGCACCCGTTGCGCCGACAGGGCCGGTTGCGCCTGTGTCACCTTGAATGCCTTGCGGACCTGTCGCACCGACAGGGCCGGTCGCGCCGACAGCACCAGTGGCACCAACAGCTCCGGTTGCACCGACAGGGCCGGTTGCGCCCGTGTCGCCCTGAACACCTTGCGGGCCGGTCGCGCCGACAGCACCAGTGGCACCAACAGCTCCGGTTGCACCGACAGGGCCGGTTGCGCCCGTGTCACCCTGGATGCCTTGCGGGCCGGTCGCCCCTGCAGGGCCAGTAGCGCCTGCAGGGCCGGTAGCGCCCGTCGGGCCGACAGCGCCCGTCGCACCAACCGGACCTGTCGCACCGCTCGCACCTTGCGGGCCAACAGCGTTCGAGCCGACCACCGTGACCGCCGGGCGGTCAATCACCGCGAACCCGGTCGACCGTTGCACCACCGTGATCGTGTTGTCCTGACGGACCACCACCACCTCAGCCATCAGCTCGTCGCTTCGCTCGAGATCGTGAACCCGCCGACCAGCACCGTGGTCACCACACCCGATGCGGTCTCGACCAGCGACCAACGCCAGTTGCCGACACCGAGCGTCGTGGTGGTGGCACGAGCCAACGACAAGTTCACCTTGCCATCGGTGCCGGTCGGCACGGTGGCTGTCATCGACGCCGCGACCGTGCCGTCCTCGGTGAAGATCTGCGCCACATAGGTGCGCCCGGTGATGTTGATCGGGGTCGTCTTGTCGGCCTCGACGAAGGTGATGATCCGAGACACATCGTCGCCGACGAACGTGTCGATGTTCACAGTTGCCGCCATCGTCACACCCCAATCCGGTAGATGGACATCGTCGCCGTCACATTGATCGAGCCGCCAGAACCTTGAGCGACCGTCAAGGTGATCTTGTCGCCAACGCCGAAGACCCAGGTACCGGAGCCGCCGGTCACAACGTTTGTGCCGCCGTAGTTGTAGACCTGATATTGCGAGGCGTCGCCGTCGATCACGTTGTAACTGGTGGCGCCGCTCGGGATGATGCGGGCACGGGTCAGTGCGGTCGTGCCCGGCGATGACGCCCAAGTCACCTGGAACTGCACGGCGTAGATCCCGCCGAGACCGGCAGGGATCGTGATGTCGGTCGAGCTCGCAGTGAAGAACCCGTCGCTGTCGAAGTCTTCGCCGTCGAAGGTGATCTCGGCACGGGTCGCTCCGGTGGCGATCGACTGGTTGGCGGTGCGTTTGACGGCGCAGCCGGTGCGTCCGGTGGTGGTCGCACCCCAGCCGACACGCACCCAGTCGCTTCCGTTGTAGACGTAGAACCGGTCTTCGTCCGAGACGTAGACGAGCTGGCCCTCGACCGGGACCACGCTTGCCCGTTCAGACGCGGTCATCTGCATCACCGAGGCGTCGCGGATCGCGTTCGCCCACGAGCTCGATGCGGACTGGCCGGCGCTCACATTCGCGATACGTGCCATGTCAGATCCCGATCCGGTAGACGGTGAGGCGGGCAGTGAAGTTGATGCTGGTTCCGTTGTTCTGGTAGTAGCCAGCCACAATCGTGTCGGCTGCAGCGAGCGGCAGGATCGCTGAACAGCCGATGTAATAGCGAGACGACACAACAGGGAAACCGTTGTCGTTCGCACCGGCGCCGGTTGTCACGATCTGTGTTGCCGAACCGGCGCAGTAGATGTACGCCATCGCTGTCGTACCCAACGTGGTCGCTGACGACGCCGAGAACCCGATCGCGTACAGCCCGCCCAACCCGGCAGGGATCGTCACCGTCGTCGACGTCGGCGAGAAGAACCCGTCGGTGTCGGCGTCCTCGGCGTCAAACGAGAAGTTCGTGCGAGTGTCGGTCGCGATCGACTGGTTTGCTGACCGTCGGATCGTGCATCCGGTACGGCCACCGGTCGCCGAGTTACCAAACCTGATCCATGCACTGCCCGAATAGACGAGCAGCCGGTCGGTGTCGGTTTCGTAGATCACCATGCCCTCGGCAGGTGTGCCAGGACGCGCACCCGAGGTGGTGACCTGCACCCCCTGGTCTCGTATGGCGTTACCCCATGTCGGGTCGATCGTTGCGCCAGCGGACACATTTGAGATCAAAGCCACAGCGGCCCCCTACCAGTACCAAGTCATGGTGTCCCACACGCCTTCGTCCCAGCCCGACCACACATTCACGTATGGCGTAGCGGAACGGAACGCGAACCGGATCTGCCAATCACCATCAGAATCGATCTGATGGCTGATGCCGGTGATGAACACGTTGCGGGTAATCGTGATCCCCGACGGTGTCGGAACCTTTGCGATGCAGTAGTCACCGAACCGGGCGTCGAGCAGCAGCGGCCAGTAGGCAGCCGGCGAGACAGCGCCCTGCACCAGCAATGCAGCGACCCGATACTCCGGGTCACGGAACTTGAACAGCTCAAGGTTTGCGAGTGACGCCGCCTGGCTGTCGGTCTCACAGATCAGATCTGAGCGTTGACTGGTCCGCTGCCCATACAACGCCACCGAGTCCGGGTCGGTCTGCGTCTGCTCGGTGCCCCCGACACGGGTGAACCTGATTGTGTTGAAGATGAGCGTGTCGTCGTAGGTGAGGACCGGATCGGCGAACTTGACCTCACCGACACCGGACCCGAACGTGACCTGCGCCGTGTTTGCTCGAGCGTTGTCGACCGGGAAGTTCCCGTCCTGAAAGACGAGCGCCCCGTTGCCATCAGCGAACAGGTCGCCGCCGTCGCTCACCGCAGTCAACTGGGCAAGACTGAGCGCGTTATCGTCGAGCGTTGTCGCCTGCATCGTCGAGATCGCCCCGACCCCGATATCGGTGTCATATGACCAGCCGGCTGCGCTGATGATCCTCGAGATCCGCTGCCCGGCAGCCTCACCAGCGCCGGCTGCCACGATTGACGCCAGCTCGATCGCTGCGAGGTCGGCGGTCGTGTCGGAGCAGGTGATCGTCGTCACGCAGTCCTTGCCCATGCCGGGGTATTCGTCAGCCCACGAGTTGATGCGACCGAAGAAGACGCCGTACGTGGTGCCCGCCCAGGTGGCCCGGATACGGATCGGTACTTTCGGCACCACCTTTGACACGCCGCCAGAGGCGTATGGCGAGCTGCCGTTGCCGGGCGTGAACCGGGCGTCGTTGTTCGACAAGGTGAGCGTCGCGGTGCCTGCCGGGTAGCCGCCGGTGTCCCGGTTGTTCTCCCGGCTGGTCGAGATCCTGCGCACATATTGGGTGACGTCGGTCCAGACGACATCGCGCCCCGACCATTTGGCGGTGTTCCACAACCCGACGTTCCAGACCGAACTGCCCGACGACACTGTTGAGAAGCCGATCTCGACAGTGACTGTCGGATAGTTGGTGATGTCACCGTGCGGTGCATATGACGGCATCGGTCACCTCAAACAGTCAGACCGGCGATCTTGCCGTTCACCCGCACATAGCTCTTGAGTGCCGACACGATCGCGTTCCCCCAGGTGTACGGGTCGGTACCGGTTGGGGCGGTCACGTTGATCGTGATGTTGCTGCCACCGCCGAGCGCATGGTTCGGGATGATCTGCCCGGACTGGCCGGCGACGAACACCTCAGGGCCTTGCTCGCCGACGAGGTACACCTCGCCGCCCATGACCGGACCACCAGCTGCGCGCTTCTGGGTGGGCTTCTTCTTGCCAAGCATCTGAGCGATTTGCTCAGGGGTCAGCCCGAAGTTGTTGCTCTGATAGTCGGAGGCTGCGATGCCTGGCATGCCGGCGACAGTGACGTTGACTCGGGCGTCGTAGGTGCCGGGGATCTCGAGTAGTTGATCGATGAACTCGTCAAGGTATTTGCGCAGCGGATTGTTGGGGTCGAGCGTGTTGCGGACGTCATTCAACCGGTTGATCATCAACTGGTTCTTGGCGATTGCACCTTCGGCCTCGCTCATCTTGCGGGCAGCCAGAGCAGCGTCGGCGTACGTCTCAGCCAAGTTCAACGCCGAATCAGCCCGCTCTTGAACTTGAACCCGATACTCAACGCTGTTCTCGTTGAGATTGCGCAGATCTTCGCCAAGGGTTTTGATGCTTGCCTTGAAATCGGCGAGTGCCTTGTCGGCAGCAAAGCCCTTGTCGAACTTGGCTCGGATGTTGTCAACAGCATCAATAATGGTGCGAGCCATCTGTGATGCTGTCTCGCCGGTCGACCACATCTCCTTAGAGAAGTCCTCAAGCTGCTCGAGCGTCCACTTGGATTCCTCGCCAAGCCCGGCCGTTGCTTCGGTAGCACCCTCAATCGACTTCGTGCCGTACTGAATCGCAGGCGACATATCGGCTGCATAGTTCGTCATATCCTGAAGGGCCCTTGCAGCCGCTTGGCCCTCGGGCGACAACTTGTCCAAATCGTCGGTGAACTTGCCGGTGTTCGCACCAACTCTGGCGAGCAGCAACGCTGTGTCGTTTGCGCTCAAGCCGAGAGCACGAATCGCCTTGCTCCCGGTCTCGTACTGCTCGGTCGTTGCGCGTTCGTTGGTGACAGCGTTGAGGTAGTCAAGAACAGCGGCAGTCGTGTCAGCGTCAAAGCCGAGATCTTGGACGGCTTTAGCGTATTTCTCTGCCTTCCCTTTGGCGTCGTCCGAACCGTCGCCGCTCTTGACAAGGCCGAACGTCAGTGCTGATAACGCTGCAGCGCCGGCGGCCACCAGCCCCCACGGGCTTGCTGCCATCGCAAGGTTCATGCCGACGATCGCTGCCTTGATCGCAGTGAACGCTTTGACAGCGCTGATGGCGACCCCGCCGAACACGACGACCTGAGCGATGAACTTTTGTGTGCCGTGGTCCAGGCTGTTGAACCAGCCGAACAGTGTTTGAGCGACATCGGCCAACTGGGTCAATGCTGGCAGCAGAGCGGTACCAACGGTCTCTTTAAGCTCGTCATACTGGATGCCGACAGCCTTGAGTTTGCCGACCTGGCTATTAGCAAGCTCGTCAGCCTGCCCGGCGAAGGTGGTGCGCAACTGGGCGAAGATCTGGTCAGCCGACAGGGCTTTGCCTTCGGTGTCCTTGAGCGTGATCCCGAGCTCTTTCAGGCTACGGGTTTGGCCGCCCATCGCTTTGACCAGGGCGACCGACACCTCTTGCAGGTTCTTGCCCGAGCCAGCCGCGATATCGAGCGCTAACTTGAGCAGCTCCTGGGCTTGGCCGACATCCTTCGTGGAGCGCACGATCGTCTCAAACGCTGGGCGCAGCTCATCATCGGCGACAGCGAACTGGCTTTGCATTGCAGCGATCGACGCCTCAACCGCAGCGACCTGATCCTTGTTGGCGGCCGTCACGTTCTGCAGCGTCTTGGCGAGACGTTGCTGGGCGCGCTGATCCTCGAGCGCAGCAGTGATTGACTGCTTCGCAAAGTTGAGGATCGCCCCACCAGCGAACGCTGCAGTGATCGCTGTGCCTGCCTGACCGACAGCCTTCTCGAAAGCGGCAACACCGGACTCGGCTTCCTTCGTTGCCTTCTTCATCTGGCGGGCGTCACCGATGATGTTGACCCTCAGGTCACGCTCGTTCTTGCCGGCCATCGGACTCCTAGCGGTTATTTCGTTCCCACTGGGCGAGCGCCGCTTCGAGGGCGACCGTCTCGGTCAGGGTGAGGTGCTCGACATCCATCGGACGGACACCGAACTGCTGCCACAGCACCGGCCAGAACTTGATCAGCCGGTGCCTGACGCTTCCGGGTCGTAGCCCTCAGGGGTGAACCAAGGCTGATCGGCGACAGTGGCGAAGCTCGTGCCGACCATGTCGCCAAAGGTGATGCCGTTGACCCAGTCCTCCATGCGGGCTTCGGGGTGGGTGCGGCGCCAGACGACGAAAGCGTTGACCGCCACCAGTTCGACGATGTCGGGATCGGTGAACTGGGCGATCAGTTTCTTGGCAAGGTTGCGTTCGGCAAGGGTGAAGCCGAGCAGGTTGATCTCGATGTCCTGCGGCTCGGTTTCACCGGGCGGGATCAGTTTGATCGTCGTTGTAGCGGGGGCAGGGTTGTCGCTCATTACGCAGCTTTCGTTTTGTTCCACACCTTCTCAATGGACTTGACGTACATCTCGATGGCTTTCTCGCGGTTGTTGCGGATCGCCGGGAACAGGAAGTACCCAGCCTGATCGCCTCGGCCTTTCCAGGGGCGGTAGCCCTTCCAGCCGATGATGATCTTGGTGACCTTGACCGGTGTCGCATTCCACGCTTTGCGGGCACGTTTCGGCACGGTGTCAAACCCCATGCGGGTCTGAGCCTCGACGCGTTTGATGACCTTGCTGATGTCTTCCTCGTCACGCACGATCGTTGCCCGACCACCGGTGTTCTTGACAAGACGTCGTTGATATTTGGCGCCGAACTCGGTACCCATGCCGACCGGGCGCATACCACGCCCCTGCTTGTCGGTCACCTGGATCAAGCGAGGCAGTCGCACCTGCACCACCTTGGATGATTTGGTGACCGTCATCGAGCTCGCCACCAGTTGCTCGCGATGGGTCGAGGCGCGTTTCTGCGCATCGACCACGATCATCTGAGCGATCTCTTGGTTGTCGCTTGACAACTCGGCGAGCAGGCGGCGATCCCCCATCGCCTTCAACGTCTCGCGCAGCTCTTTGGCGCCCTCGACGTTGACCTGCAGCGCCTTATTGGTAGCCACCTCAGCTGGTGGCGCGGGTGATCGCCCCGGTGACCGGCCACGAGATCGCCTTCTGAGCGAGCGCGCCAACCGCACCACCGAACCGGTGCTGAGTGACAAGGGCGGTGAACTGGAACTCGGGGTTCGTCGCCGTCGTCGTCGTGTTCACCGGACGCAGCTTCACAGCGACCGAAGCGCCCAAGTTCGACCAGATCGTCGCGTCGACGTTGGATGCAGCGAAGTCATCGTTGAACGTCAGGTTGACCGTCGCCGACTTCATGCCGGCGATCATCTCGGTCCAACCAGCCGAAGCGAAGTTGCTGGTCTCGAGCGTGTTGACGTCGATCGACAGATCGGCAGACACGCCGTGGTCGGAGAAGTTGGTGCCGGCGATCTCGACGCGAGTCGCCGTCATGGAGTAGACAGCCACGAGGGCCTCCTGCTGGTGTGAGTACCGGCGACGCCGGGCTTGGTTGACTCACGCCCCGGCAGGAGGGCGAGACTTGTTAGGCGGTCGCGATACCGGCGACAGCCAAGAAACTGATCGACGGACCGGTGCCGCCGGTGACGGTCCACTTGACCCGCCAATAGGTGTCGGTGATCGCACCGGCGACGGACTGGCGCTCGGCACCGGTCGACGCCGAGTAGGACGCCGAAGTGATGCGGGTGGTCGGTGAGGTGAACCCGGCGTTGTCGTCGGACTCGAGCACCACCGAGAAGGTCGGGGCCCCGGAGATCGCGACGACATGCAAAGCGAGAAAGATTTTTTGTGTCGCTGAGACTGCGCCAAGCTGGCGACCGGTGCCGTTACCGGACGAGGTGCGGGCGGTCGATGTGGGGTGCAGCACGGTGCCACGCACCAGCGGCTCGCCACGGCCCTGTGCGTTCATCGTGAACGGGGCGAGCTCGCCAACCTGACCGCCAAGGATCTGATACTGGGTGTTGAGACCTTTGCCGGAGAAAGCGATCTCGCCGTCAGCGCCGCCGTTCGAGGTGGGGCAGATCGTGACCGGGTCGATGTTCCCGCCCAACGTGCCGTTGAGACCGAGTTTGGCGTCGACGTTGTTCGCTGCGAAGTCAACGAACCCGCTGGCAGACATCTGCCAAGTGGTCATGCCGGCGACATATTCGGCCCAACCGGTTGAGCAGACGGTGGTGGACTCGAGGGCGTTGACGTCGACCTGACCGGAGTAGTCGGTGATGCGGCAGGAAGCGTCAAAGTCGGCGAGGACGATCTGCTGATTGAGGACAGCCTGGACAGCCATGTTCGCTCCTAGCGGTAGGCGTAGATCTCGACGTCGATGCTGGAGGTGTACGCCATGACGCCGTTCTCGGTTTGGATCATTTCTCTAGCGAGACCGCGCACTGTTGTGGCGACACAGTCCTGCACGGTCCCACCCAAGGTCCGGTCGGATTCGATTGCTGCGTATACACAGTTGTCCGGGGTGAGCCCGGAGGACAGCAGCCGGTCGAGTTGGGTTTGTGCGTCACGCCACGAAGACGACGCTGCGACATAGACACTGACAGTCAGGTTCAGTTTGACCAGGGTGCCAAGCGCACCGGTCATCGCCTGGTGCAGTTCGATGTACGGGTCACCGGACTCGATGGTGCAGCAAGGGAACTCGGGGATGTCGGGGATGATCGGGTACACGCGCAGGCTGGTGTTGTCGGCGATCTGGTCGGCGAGCGCCTGACGGATCGCGACCAGATCGAGCGACGCCATCAGCGAGGCCCTGCCGGGCGTACATAGTTCGCGAGCAGTGACTGCAACAGCCCGTTCTCGCGAATGCGAATGATTCCGAACTCGCCGAACCCTGCGACACCGAGCCGGGTGTCCTTGGCGTGGAACAGATCGGAGGCCAGCACGAGGGTGGCTTCTTTGACAGCGACCGGTACCGCAGCCCACCCGAACTTGGCGGTGACGCTGACGGTGCGCCGGTTCGCGTCACGAGTCCACCATGATCCGTCGGCGTAGCGGATACGCCAGTACGGCCAGCCGTCGCGGCCGTCGGGGCCGACACCGTTCGGCGGGTCGAGCACCAGATCGGCGTTGTTCAACGTGGCGGTGTCATCAACCACGATCAGCCCGACAGTGGTTGCGATGTCGTCGACCACAAGATCTTGCCCCCACGGCAGGAAGGTGCGGGTCGAGACCGCTGCTGGCACCACGAACGTGCGGCGGCACCATGAGTCGATCGCTGCTTCGGCGCTTGTCAACGCTGCAGCAAGCAGCCCATCATCGAGACTGTCGGAGAACCCGAGGCGGGTTGACAGTGCGCTCAAGTCTGCGTACGCCATGTCACACCCTTTCGGGGTTGTAGAACCAGAAGACATGCATGACGGTGGCGAGCACCAGCCAGGCGGTCGGGATGTTGTTGACCGCAGC